TTGATATACCGTCAAACCTAGCCAATATTGACCGATACATCGCTAATCTTGTTAAACAGCAACAAGACCTGCAAACCGCAGTAGCAATGAGAGCAGCCAAACTCAGATTAGAACAAGAGTTGGCAGTTTTAGAAGCTAAACGGCAAGCAGAATTAGACGATGAAGAGGCCCTATTAGCACTAATCCTGTAAACCCACACGCCAAATACAAAGAAGCCTACGAACACTTGCATCAAGGTCGTTATGATGCTGGTTTTAGACTATTTGAATACCGTTGGCATCCTGAAGTTTTAGCAAATCAAGTCACACCATACACACAAAAACCCAAAGCACCTAAAGTTTGGCAAGGTGAATCGCTTTTAAACAAATCCATAGTTATTCAAATGGAACAAGGCTTTGGCGACATATTTATGTTTGCTAGGTTTTTGCCATTTTTGAAGATAATGGGCGCTAAAAAGGTGGTTTTGCTAACACATGGCTCATTACTACGCTTATTAGGTCAATTTGAATGTGTTGATGTGCTGACAAATCAGCCAGAATGTCAAGATGTGGTCACTTGTGATTACTGGATTGGCAATATGAGCCTACCTTATTACATTTCATTGTCTGCGCCATACGCAAAATCGCTATTTCCCATTACAAACAAGAAAATTGTAGGGTCTGAAGGTTATATGTATGCAAAGCCTTCCAATATCGAGCCAAAAATAGGCGTGAATTGGGGCGCAAGTCGTAACATTCTGTTTCACATCAAATCTATACCTGACAAGCTCATGTATGAGCTAGTAGGGGATAACGCTTATAGCTTATGCCCAGAGCATGATGGTTTTTTTCACCCATTACCGAATGATGGTTGGAAAACTGACTGGTCAATTACCGCACAACACATGAAAGCCATGAAAGGCATTGTGACCGTAGACACAGGCACAGCGCATTTGGCAGGCGCATTAGGCATCAAAACGATTGTGTTGCTACCCAAAGAAGAATATGTCTGTTGGCGTTGGAAAAATGGCAGATGGTATGACTCTGTTGTGGCTTTGCGCCAAGAAGAATATGAGCAAGTTCCAGAACTAATAAGGAGGATGTAATGGTTTGCCCTAATTGTGGATGGTCAGAAGGTAATGCTGTTGCAAAAAAACAACAGTCTGATAAAGAGTTTTATCTTGAATTTTGGGGATACACACTCGATACACCAGAAGCTGAAGAAGCCTGGAAGTTAAAACAAGAAATGACTAAACAAGAAGCCGCAATGGTTATGTCAGATATTGAAGGTTATGTAAGCCAAGTGGATGGCACATGGATTAAAAGCCGTAGTCACCACAGAGAACATTTAAAGCAACATCGCATGATTGAATTGGGGAACGATGTGCCTATGAAGCATCCAGAGATTAAGGTTAGCCGTAAATCTCAGGAAGAACGCAAACGCCAAATCGCAGAAATGGCATACGCAAAATTACGATAAACCCTGATAACTTAGGAGAAACCCCATGTCAGACCAAGAATTAGACCGCAGAGCAATGATTGAGGCAGCTATGGAAGCTGCTGAAGAAGGCACATTAGAAGCCCCAGAAGAAAAGGAAATTTATGAGCCTGAAACAGACCCTATTGTGGAAGAAAATAATGCCGAGGAGTCCGACAAAGCAGAAGTTAGCGAGGAAGATAGACAAGAGCCTACCGAAATTTCTGCGGAATCTGAATCTACGGTCGAGGATGAAGAACCGCAGGAAAAGCCTGTAAGTCGCCCATCCACATGGAAAAAAGAATATGTCCAAATTTGGGACAAAATGGAAAAAGGCGAACAGATTAGCAAAGAAGATTTTATTAAGTTTGCCGAATATGCCAATCAGCGTGAGTCTGAATACAAAAAAGGTGTAAGCACTTATAAGGCTGAAGCTGATAGAGCAAGGTCTTATGAAGAGGCTATTGCACCATTTATCCCTGAATTGCAAGCACAAAATATAAGCCCTGCCGCATGGATTAATAATTTGGGTAGAGCGCACATGATTTTGTCAAAAGCGCCTTATGACCAAAAAGTTCAAATGTTTCAGCGACTTGCACAAGATTATGGTATACAATTTAACAATGAGAGTGTTGCGCCAATACAACATGACGCATATACTCAACAACTGATGAATCAATTAAATTTGGTAAATCAGGAAGTTTCATCCATTAAAGGCCGATTCCAACAAGAAGAGAATCAGCGTCTAATGAATGAGATTGAGAAGTATAGAAGTGATGTGGCTAATTACCCTCACTTTGATGTGGTAAGGGAAGAAATGGCTCAATTACTTGAGTTAGGTAAAGCCCAAGACCTCGAAACAGCCTACAAGAAAGCTGTGCGTATGAATGACGAAGTTTGGTCGTTAGAACAGGAAAGACTCCTGAAAGACGCTAAACAGGCAGCAATCAAAGCGCAGCAAGTAGCGAAGGCAAAGGCCGCAGCAGTAAGTCCTAAGTCCGTTACACCTAGCGGAAAAGTGTCTGAACCTGAAGGTAAGAAGGATAGACGCAGCTTACTTGCAGACCAATTAGGCGAAGCAATGAGCCGCAGGGTTTAACTTAAACATTTATTAAAGGATATATCATGGCATTTGCTAACTCAGCGATTACCGATATTATCGCTACTACCATTCAAAGTCGTAGCGGTGAATTGGCAGACAACTTAACACAAAACAATGCGATTCTTCAACGCTTGAACCAGAAGGGCAATGTTCGCCCATTCTCAGGCGGTAATGTGATTTTGGAAGAAATCATGTATAACGACCCCAATACTAATAACGCTAATTCTTATAGCGGTTACGAAGTATTGAACATTCAACCAGATAGTCCAATCTCTGCTGCGCAATACAAGATTGCTCAGTATGCAGACGCAGTAACAATGTCTGGCTTGGAAATGTTGCAAAACAGCTCTAAAGAAGCAATTATCGACCTCTTGGATGGTCGTATGCAAGTTTCTGAAGCTCGTTTGCTAAACCGTATCTCTGGTGACTTGTTCGGTGACGGCACAGGCAACGGTGGTAAGAACCTTGATGGTCTTGGCGCTGCTGTTTCTGCTACTCCTACTACTGGCACTTACGGTGGTATCAACGCAGCTAACTGGTCTTTCTGGCAAAACCAAATCACTACTGGCGCATCTAGCTCAAGCAACATCCTTGCTAAGATGACTGAAGCTGCTATCAAGCAGATTCGTGGCACAGACAAGGCTGACCTTATCGTTGCTGGTAACACAATGTATACCTACTATGTAGGCGCATTGCAAGCTATTCAGCGTATTGCTGCTGAAGAGTCTGGCGCTGCTGGTTTTGCTTCCTTGAAGTTCTACGGTGGTGGCACATCTGCTGATGTGGTATTAGGTGGTGGTTATGGTTCACAAGAAACTGCAACATATATGTATTTCTTGAACACAAACTACATCTTCTTCCGCCCACACAAAGAGCGTAATTTCGTGCCTATCGGTGGCGAGCGTCAGTCAATCAACCAAGACGCAATCGTAAAACTTTACGGTTGGGCTGGTAACTTGACTACTTCTAACCGCTTCCTACAAGGCTTGCTGACTGGTAGTTAATAAATAGGGCGAAAGCCCTGTTTATAACAGTCTAATTAACTAATTAAAGGAACAAATCATGACTTACTCAGTATTACCTATCTCTGGTATCAATTTGGATACAACAACTCCTGTTGAGTTTGCTTACACAAACGGCTCAACCGCAGAATCAATCCCTGCTTTTGGCCCACTTGGCGCTGAAACATTTGGTTCTGATGGTCGTCGTTATGTGTTTGCACAAGCTGGTGAAGCTATTGCCGCTTCTACAGCTACTTGCTCAATTAACACAACCACTTTCGTAGCTACTGGTTCTGCTGGCACTTATCAAGGTCCTGGCATTGCATTAGTATCTGGTGACTACGCTTGGTTCAGCAAGGCTTCAGTCTAAAAAATTGAAGATTTAAAGTAGTAAACTGGGATTCCCTCAAAAGGGGAGTCCCTTTATTTTTTTAACAACCTAACCACTTAGGAGAATTAAAATGGCTTTACCATCCGATGACCAAAACGCAGATGCACGATTAGCAGTCACATTCTATAAACGGTCTGTAAAACAAGAAGATGAGTCTTTAGCAGCAGGTAGACCGATTTTTAAAGAATTTGATTTTGTCCGTATTTGTGTCCCAGGCGACAATCTGACCGAGATTGACACCTATGCACAAGAATCCCATAAGGCACGATTCCCACGCCAATGGGCGCATTACATGAATCAAGTAGGCTCACAAGAACAAATCGTTGGCACACCAATCGAAGAATGGACTTTAATCAGCCGTAGTCAAGCGGAAGAATTAAAAGGCATTAAATTTCGCACCGTAGAAGATGTAGCTAACTGCTCAGACCTACAATTACAGCGTATTGGCATGATTGCTGGTATGAGTCCACATGGATTTAGGGAAAAAGCCAAGCAGTTTTTGAATTTAGCATCAGAAACCGCAGAAGTAGCACAAAAAGAAGCTGAAATGCAAGCATTGCGTGAAGAAAATGCTAAAATTAAGGCTGAAACAGATGCGAAGCTGGCTGCTATGCAAGAGCAGATGTCAGCACTACTTGCGGCTGTTGCGGAAAAGACCCCAAAACAACGCAAAAATAAAGTAGTCGAGGCTTAATATGTCCCAAACGATGCTGCAAATGGTTCAACAGGTAGCTGCCGAGCTTAACTTGGCAGTTCCTACCTATGTTGTAGGCAATCCATCTCAAGATGTTCAACAAATTCTTGCACTTATGAATGGCGCTGGCTATGATTTGGTCAAAGAATACGATTGGCAAGCCCTCCAAGTGCAGTATCGTTTTTACACTCAGTCTATTAACTGCAATGGAACGACTATAGAGGGTGCTACAACCCTTGAAATCGAACCTGGCGTTGATATAACCGCAGTAGACAGCCAATGGGGTATTACTGGCAACAATATTAACCAAGATACACAAGTTGTAAGTGTAAATGGTCAAACAATTACTATGAGCCAAATGGCTTCAGGCACAGGCACAGGCGCAGTAGTTCTTGCGCAGACTGCCTATGACCTACCATTTGACTTTGAAACCATTACAAACCGCACCCAATGGGATAAAACAAAGCATTGGGAGGCTCTTGGCCCTGAAGATGCACAGCAATGGCAATGGCTAAAGTCTGGATATATTTCAACTGGCCCTCGTATTCGTTGGCGTATTTTGGACAATCAATTCCAAGTATGGCCTCCAATGAATACCAATGAATATATTGGTTGGGAATACAAATCTAAAGGTTATGTGCGTGGCGCAGACGGCTCTGTAAAAACTCAGTTTACTGCTGACTCTGACACTACCGTTTTGGATGACCGCACCATTGTTTTGCTGACAAAAACAAAATATTGGGGCATTAAAGGCTTTGATACAACAGTTGTTTCTCAAGATTATCAGCGTGTATTGTCAATCGCCAAAGCGCAAGACAAAGGCGCACCTAATCTTTCATTTGCACCATACCCAAGTAAAGTCCTTATTGGTTGGGCTAATATCCCTGATACTGGTTATGGGTCTTAATTATGTTGTTACAAAGGGCTAAACAAAATACCGCCAAAACAGCATCAATTCCAGCACCAATAGGCGGTTGGAACGCTAGAGATTCATTGGCAAATATGCAGCCAATGGATGCTGTGCAAATGATTAATTTCTTTCCTACGCCAACTGATGTAACTATGCGAAAAGGTTACACAGTTGTATCTATTTTGACTACATCTACAGGCGTTCAAACTATTTCTAGCATTACTCATGTAGATAACATAGCCACATTAACAACTGCTTCTGCTCATGGATTAAGCACAGGCGCTTATGTATATATTAGTGGTGCAAGCCCATCTGCATATAATGGCGTTTTTAAAATTGCTGTTACAAGTTCAACCACATTTACTTATGTAACTTTAATTACACCAAATACTGACGCAACCGTAGTAGGAACATATTTAAATCAAGATACAACGCCAATTAACACGCTGATGAATTACACTAAAAATGTAAGTTACAGCTTATTTGGCGCTGCTGGAACAGATATTTGGGACACTAAACCAAATCCAGCCGTAAAGGTATTTAGTGGTATTACTAGCGATAAACTTCAGTCAGTCAATATGACTAATACTGCTGGCGACCACTTTTTAGTGGCTTGCAACGGTGTAGACCCAACAATGGTTTATGACGGCTCAAATTGGTTTTACATTGCCACTACAACAACTGCTGCTGCAATTAGCACTATTACCCATGTAGGCGCTGTAGCTACCCTTACAACTGCTACTCCACATGGATTAATTACAGGCAATCGAGTCACTATTAGCGGTGCAACATCTAGTGAATATAACGGAACTTATGTCATTACAGTAACTGGCGCAAGCACCTTTACCTACACAATGGCATCAACCCCTGCCGCTAATGCTACAGTTGTTGGTTCTTATACAGTAGTTGGTATTACAGGCGTAAATTCTAATCGTTTTATTAATGTTAATTTATTTAAAAATCGCCTATATTTTACCGAAAAAGACACATTAACTTGTTGGTATCTTGATGTTCAATCTATCGGTGGTGTTGCATCACCGCTTTATTTTGGTGGAATAGCTAGAAATGGCGGTTATTTACAAGCCATGGGAACATGGACTCTTGATGCTGGTCAAGGTGCTGATGACTATGCTGTATTTGTAACCAGCATGGGCGAGGTTATGGTGTATAACGGCACTAACCCTAATGATACTGCTACTTGGGCTTTAAAAGGGGTTTGGCAACAAGGGCAAACATATAGCCGTAGATGCTTTTTTAAATGGTCTGGCGACCTTTTATTGCTAACTCAAGATGGTCTTGTGCCTTTGGCTTCTGCCCTACAATCTAGCCGTTTAGACCCACGAGTAAACCTTACAGACAAAATTTACTATGCTGTAAGCCAAGCGGCAACAACATATTATGCAAACTTTGGTTGGCAAATTAACTATTTTGCCTCTGAAAATATGCTTATTTTAAATATTCCTGTAACTAATGGAATAGAACAATATGTTATGCACACCATTACAAAATCATGGGGTAGATTTACAGGATTACAAGCCTATTGTTGGGAAGTTTCAGGCGATGCCGATATGCACTTTGGTGGCAATGGATTTGTAGGAACGCTTTATACAGCGACTTCTGATGACGGCAATAACATTACTGCTGCGGTGCAACAGGCTTACAGTTATTTTGACAGCCCA